TTTAAAACCGCGGGAAGATGACGCGACACGCCGATGTTGACTTTCTGGAATCTGCACCTATTGTAGATAGAGCTGTCTGAGAGACAAGCCGACGCGGGGTGGAGCAGCTCGGTAGCTCGCTGGGCTCATAACCCAGAGGTCCATGGTTCAAATCCATGCCCCGCTACCAATGCCTCGGGCTTCACATGAAAGAAGTCCGAGGCTTTTTCTATATCTTCAAGGCTCCATGCCACTCGCCTAGTCATCTTCTGTGAAATCGAAGACCTATCGACGCCAAGAGCGTTCGCCAGATCCTTTTGCTTGACATTGCGAAGAGTCATGGCCACTTTCATATTTCGCGTGACTATATCCTGCAAACTGACAGATTCGGCCTGAGCTGCGACCTTAGGGCTGATTGTTGCTATTGTCATAGCACATAAGTTTAGCGAAACTAACAAAAAGATAGAATGCGACACGCCGGACGAGCAGATCTAACTATATTCGTGGTTAGATGTGAGTGTGACAAACATTTTAGTAGATTCACCCACCGTAGGTGAAAAGGTCAAACGCCTTATGGGGCTCAATGGCCTGACACAGGCAGAAGTCGCTGAAACATTGCACTGCTCACGGTCCACGGTCTCGCAGAAATGCACTGGCCGAATCGCTTTCAGCGTGAATGAGATAAACGAGCTTGCCGAACTCTTGCACGTCAGCGCCGATGTGCTCCTTGGGCGAGCTCCATTGGAGGTGAAGTAATGGATTGGCACCTTGTTTTGTCTATTACGGCTCTGGTTTTTTCCATTCTGGTTTCGATTTACGTGTCACGGTGATTCAGATGGTTGGTTGCGGTGATTTTCTGGCGTCTTCGGGATTGTGGTGGAACCTTCGGTGTGCGCACCATGTGCGGAATCGTTCAGCCAATCTGTGCGATGCCTTCCAGTCCTTTTCCTCCCACCATTTGTCGGCGAGTTCCGAAGTGAGTGGTATCTCTTCGTATCCACAGCGGCGCAGTCTTGTGGGTGATTTGGTCCAGTGGATGCAGATCCTAGCATCCTCGGGCATGTCATCCGCGCCATCGGGCAACCAGATGGCTATTTTCACGTCGTCACCGTCTTCGTTGGACATGCGAGGGACCATCGTCCGCTCGCCAATTTTCCAGCTACCGTTTGGGAGTTTTTCCCATGCATATGCGCGAATTATGCAGTTGTGTCCGAACACGCGGACATCGAAAGCGTCCCCATCGCCGTCATTGGCAATCATGGCCTTCCTGACTGGCAAGCGGCCGTGTTCGTCGGTCAGTGGTGGCGTCGCGTTGCGCAGGCGAGTGACGATGTACGAGTTCATCCATGACGCCTCTGGTCTATGCCGAACCGTTCTACCGAAAGTTATGGCCGTCCAGAATAGCGAGATGGCGGCGATGATGTCGCTGAAGTTCAGGTGCATATATTCTTCCTTCCTTCGTTGTTTGAAAGGTTTGGTTTGTGCGATTACAAGCCTATCGCTGCGGAGGAAGGAGCCTAACCGTCCATCCATGAATCAAGGAGCAGTGAAATGAGCGTTTTCAATCCGGAATGCACCAGCAATTACTTCCATGTGCAGGACATCGACCCGTCGGAATGCACCGGCGGCAATCCCTACCGCTTCGCCTGCCGCATCAAGGTGGCCGGAAGCACGTTCGGGTTCGATGGCTTGGACATGGGCGACCTTCAGGCGATGAAGGGCGCGATCAACAAGGCGATGACGCACGCGAGGCGAGCTCGCCGTGAATGGGAAGGAGCCCAGGAATGAGCGTCACAGTCAAGCGAGTGGACGGCAAACGGCATTGCTTCTTCGAGCTGATCGTCGAGACGGAGGACGGCATGACGGTGCGCGTCCCGTTCAACGGCGTCGAGCTTGAGGACTTGGAAAGGCAGATAGCGCGATGCTTCGAGCAGTGAAACGTTTCATCAAGATCGTTCTTCTGGTTCTGCTCAGCCCCTTCGTGTTGTTCATGTTGGGGCTGGTGCTCTCGATCGTCCGTCTTGGTGATTTCCTCACCGACGACGACTGACAAAACTTAACGGCATATGGGGCGTATGGCGTACCCCTGCCACCGCTGAGCCGGGTTAGCGACCGGCAACGCCAGGCGCGTGGCTATCGCGCCATTTGCGAGACGAAATTTAGCTCCCGACCCTCTCAGGCCGTCGATTAAGGCGGAATCGGGCGACCATAGGCGGCTTCGGCCGTGGCCTGATTGGGGACCATTCCCGGCGGCTTTCGGCCGCTCTTGTTATCGACGGCGCGGCTCCGACCGAAACGTTGTGCGAGACCTTTGGAATCTGTTGACGACTCGGCCGGGGAATCTCGGTCCGAGCGTTTTCATCAGCAGATTCTAGGTCTTGACCTCTCAAGCGCTCACCAACCGAAAGCTACGAATGAATGGAGATTGAGAAATGAGCAGGGCAACGTTCCCCGACAAGTTGAGGATGCAGATGCGGATGGCTCTCCCGATGATCGATAAGAACATCAGGTGCAATGCCAACACCTCGCGGCAGTCTTTGATGCAGGCGTCCGGATTGAACGACAACCAGCTACAGGCCGCTCTAAGAATGGCCTACGGGGAGAAGGGCGTGCCGAGTCCCGTCTACCGCTCACCCACCGCAGGCAAGATGTACGATTCCGAGTCGCTGCTCCGGGTGCTGGCGAAATGGTGCGGGATGTGGGCCTATGTCATCGAGGATTGAACCATCTCTGCACGAGGTGCTGAACTATCCGGACGAATCACGCAGGATGCTCATGCAGGGCTTCGCCGACAAGGTTGACCGGATCGCAAGCAACAACCGGCGCACCGACATCGAACTGTTCCAGGTCTGCCGGGCACTCAACGAGCCGAACGTGCCCACCCTGCTCAGTCTTCGTGAGAAAGGCTTGCCGGCATACAAGGCCGGAGAATGGCGCATCGACTGCCGCAGCTTTCGCAAATGGGCCACGACGTACACGCCATACCACCCGAACCGCAAACCGCAAGCCATCTATAAAGAGGAGCAGCTGTTTTGAAACCGCAGATCAGCATATCGCTCGCCGTCGAGGACCACGACCGGCCACAGCCCGGCGACGTGGAGATAGGCCAGAGCATCATCAACCCGGACGGGCCGAGCATGATCTGGCACGACATCTCGAAGGCCGACTGGCCGCTGCTCGCCGCGAAACTGGAACAGATCGCGCTTCTGCTCAGGGAGAAGGCGAGATCGTGACGTGCATCAGGATGTTGAGCACTGCTGAGGCGTCTGAACGGTTGGGCGTCAGTCAGCGCACGCTGATCCGGTGGCGGCAGTCGGTCCCGATCATCGGCCCTCCGCCCATCCGTATCGGCAACGCCATCCGATACGCGGAACAGGACGTGAACTGTTGGATACTCACCCAACGAGAGAAAGGCAAGAAGGCATGAGAAGGCAAACGGTAGACCCGCGCATCAGATCGAAGGTCATCGCGACATGGGGCAACTGCTGCTGGCTCGGCATGCCCGGCTGCTCCATCACGGCGACGGAGGATGACCACATCATCCCGTTCAGCCATGGCGGAAAGGACACCGTGGCGAACCTGCGCCGCGCCTGCAAGCACTGCAACGCGATGCGCCAGGACCGCGTGCTGTCAGGATACGGCGCGACGATGCATGTCGTCATCGGACCGCCACGAGCCGACTTCGGCATGGCCATGCAGTCCATGCTCCGCCGTGACAGCATCGTGGTCAGCTTCGACAGCCTGCTGCGCGACCTGTGCCCGACGCAATCCAAAGCAAGCGATGGGCTCCGCCTCGCCGCCGCGATGGCATGGGACGGTGCGGCACGCACATTGGCCAAAAGCTCCGAGCCGTTGGATGTGTGGCTGGTGCGCACACTGCCACGCTCCCGCCGCCATCCCGACATGCTATCGGAATGGATAGCACTGGACTACGATGTGCATGTCATCGAGACGCCGGCATCCGAAACGTTCGCGCTCGACCTCTCGCACCAGGAGTATCGGACGGCGCAGCAATGGTACTCGCTGCACCTCACGCAGCAGGCGGTGGATGCCCGCATGGCCGCGAGACGGCAAAGGCTCGCCGCTCTCGGCCTGAGGCACGGCGACGACACGGCTCGGCCACGCTGGTAGCGGTTTTTTAAACAGTCGACCGCCCGAAGACCCCGCGCCAAGTCTTTTCTCCCCCCAGAACCACGCAAAAAAGCATGAAAACGTTGGAAAACCAAGGAAAACACATCATGAACCAAGGAATATTGGAAGGATTCGAGGAATACACGCATCCCTACGGCATCATCGGCCTTCAGGAGCAGGCGACCCTGAATCTCATCAAAAGCTTCATGGACGGCAAGACGTTGACGCCGGAAGCCACCTACATCTGCAAGTCGATGCTCTCGATCGCCAGGAACATCGACATCCAGAACAACAAGGGACGCGAAATCAGCCGTAACATGACCTCGCTGCTCACATGGTTCCAGGAACTCAAGTCGATGTATCCGGACCAGCCGCAGCTCGACCCGACGCTGGCCGACTTCATCGCCGACGCGAAGGCCGGACTGTGACCATGCTCATGCGCGGCGGCACGAAACGCGACGAATCACGGCCGACAGACGGCGCGATCGTGGCCAGGACGGCCGAGATGCTCGGCAAACCGCTGCTGCCATGGCAACGCTACGTGGCCGACGTGGCCGGGGAAATCGACCCGGCCACCGGAACGTACTATTACGACCGTGTGGTGCTTTCCACGCCGCGCCAGTGCGGCAAGAGCACGCTGATCGATACCGAGGACACGCGCAACGCTCTGCTCGGCCCAGACCGGAAGATCTATTACCTCGCGCAGACCGGCAAGGACGCCGAGAAGCATTTCAAGGACTTCGTGCAGCAGCTCTCGAAATCCGCGCTTGCCCCGTTCGCGCTCCGTCCTCGACTCTCGAACGGCGGAATGGAACAACGTTTCCGGAACGGCAGCTTCATCTGCCCATTGGCCGTGACCAAGGTGGCCGGCCATGGCACGCAGATGGACAAGTTCACAATCGACGAGGCATTCAGCTTGGACGACGAGACCGGCAAGCTGATCCTCGACGGCATGGCCCCGACCATGAACACGAGACTGCACTTCACTGGCGTCCAGCCCCAGATCTGGATAACCTCGACCGAAGGCACCGCAGATTCTACGTTCCTCAACGGCCTGCTCGACTCCTTCCGTGCCGGAAACGTGCCCACACGCACATGCTGGTTCGATTTCGGTATCCCCGACGACGCCGACCCCGAGGACTTCCAGACGATCCTGAAATGGCATCCCGCCGCCGGCCTGCTCTGGGACATCCGCCAATTGCGCGACTTCCGCGAACAGTTCGCCGGCAACGAGGCCGGCTGGGCGCGCGCCTTCGGCAACCGGCGCGACACCGGCGTGGCCGAACGCATCATCCCCGACCAGCTGTGGCAATCCACGTTGGCCACGCCGGTCACACCGGATCGGATCGACGGCCGACCCGTGGTGATAGCCGCCGCCGTGGACGTGGACGCCACGAACACGTCAGTCTCCGCCGCGATCGTCAACACGGACGGCACCGTGACCGTGCAATTGCTCGAAGTCCTGGACGGCACCGGCATGGCACCCGCCGAGATCACGAGAATCTGCGACACCTACCACGCTCCCCTGGTCATGGACTGCAAGGGACCAAACGCCGACCTGCACGACCGGCTCGCATCCATGACCGACGAAGCCGGCGACCCACTGATCGAACTGATCGCCATGCAATCATCCGACTACCTCGCAGTCGGCCAGGCATTCGTCAGCGGTCTGCGGAACAAGCTGGTACGCCATGCCGCCGATACCGAGCTCGACGCAAGCGCGGCCAGCTGCGCGAGGACATGGAGCGGCGACGCATGGCGCGTCACACGGCGTGGCAGCACCGGGCTGACCTCGCCGATTGAATCATGCATGCTCGCTGCTTGGGGAGCGCATCACCTGCCATCTGACGGCACGTTGCAAATCTTCTGACGTGTCACCGTTTGTCACTGAATGTCACCGTTTGTCACTGAATGTCACCGTTTTTTTTGGCCATGACGTGCCGCCGCGCATAATCTCGGCGTCATGAATCTTTGGAAACGAATGAGGCTCGCAGGCCGCGTGCTCACGCGCGGCGCGGACGGCACGGACATGCCGGACGGCATCAAGCCGCCGAAACGGGGGCCGGCCACCGAACCGTTGCAACTCTCAACCGTATTCCGTGGCGTGCAAGTGCTTCAGACCGCCATCACCGGCCTGCCGATCGTGGAACAGCGCGGCGGCCGTGACCTGCCGGACGTGAGCCCCATGGTGTTGCAGCCGGACGTGAGCCGTTCACGCCGTGATTTCATCGCCGACATCGTGGCCTCTCTCGTGCTCGACGGCAACGCCTTCACGCGCATCGTGCGCGATTGGAAAGGCGAGATCGTCACCTGCGAGATGCTGCCGCCGCAATACGTGACCGTTACCGACGAAAGCGACGACCCAGCCTGCCCAGACCTGCGATTCTCCTACATGGGACACGTCTACGACTCCGATTCCATCGTGCACAGCAAGTTCCTCAACGTGCCCGGCCGACTGCGCGGACTCGGCCCCATCTCGGCGGCACGCGAGGAGATCGATGCCGCACAGCTCGCGCGCGACTACAAGGCGAAGTTCTTCACGGACGGCTCGAACCTCAAGGGCTATCTGCGCACATCAGAGAACATCACACAGGAAGCCGCGCAGCAGGCAAAGGCATCATGGAAGGCGTCGGGCGAGGCCGGCGACATCAAGGTAGTCGGCAAGAACCTGGAATACGTGCCGCTCTCACTTAAGCCAGCAGACTTGCAGTTTCTTGAGACTCAAAAGTTCGATACCACGCAGATCGCCCGTCTGCTCGGCATCCCGGCAAGCATCATGCTCGCCGCCGTCGATGGCTCGAACCTCACCTACAGCAACATCGAACAGTCGTGGATCGAGTTCGCCGACTACACGCTGGCCGCCTACACCGGCGAACTCGAGGAGATCTTCAACCGTCTGCTGCCGCGCGGCCGGACCGCGAAGTTCGACTGGGACAGCTCCCAACGTGCGAACATGAGCGACCGCTACACGGCCTACAAGACAGCCATCGAGGCCGGTTTCCTCACCGTCGATGACGTGAGACGCAAGGAAGGACTGCCTGCACTCGGAAAGGAAGAAGACCAATGAACATCGAGAAACGCACCATCGCATGGAAGGGCCTGACACTCCGCTCCGCCGACGACGAGGGCACAACCTCCGTCGAGGGCGTAGCCGTGCCGTTCGGCGACATCATCGACACATGGGACGGAGCCGAGACCTTCGACCGAGAATGCGAGTTCCAGGGACTTGACGAGGCGAAACTGTGCTTCGAGCACGGCGAGACCATCGGCCGCATCACCAAAGCGGAAAGCACGGACGACGGACTGCACATCACCGCGCGGATCAGCGACACGGCACGAGGCCGCGACGCCATGACCCTGATTCGTGACGGCGTGCTCGACAGCTTCTCGGTCGGTTTCATTCCGATCGAATCGCAGAAGGACCGGGACGGCATCACCCACCGCCGCAAGGTCCGTCTGCTTGAGACCAGCATCGTGAGCTGGCCAGCCTACCAGAACGCGAAAATGACCAAATCAGCGGCACCAGCCGTGGAACAAAGGAAGGAAACCATGGAGAGCAACAACGAACTGATGGACCTGATACAGTCCATGCAGGAGGAACAGCGCGGCATCAAGGCCGAGATCAGCAAGATGGGCGCGAAACCGGCGCCGGCTGCTATCGGCGCGGCGTACCGGAGCCACGGCGAATACATGCAGGCCCTCGCGCGAGGCGACGAACAGGCCATGACCGTGATGAAGGAATGCCGCGACCTGATTTCCACCAAGGACACCGGCAACACCGCCACCTGGATCGCCGATGATCTCAAACTGATCGAGGACCGCCGCAAGGTCTCCCAGCTCCTGACCCATGACACGCTCCCGGCGACCGGCATGAGCATGGAATATCATGTCGTGACCTCCGACGCCACAGCCGTCGGCAAACAGGAGACGGAAGGCTCAGAACTTTCCTTCGGAAAAGTCGCCTTCGGCACCAAGACAGCCGACATCAACACCTACGGCGGCTACACCACCCTATCTCGCCAGACCATCGAACGGTCAACCACTCCGATGCTCAACACCGCGCTCACCGCATTGCAGAACGCCTACGCGAAGGCCACCGAGAAGGCAGTCCGCGACCACCTGTACGAGGAGATCAAGGCTCAGCGCGACGCATCCTCTAACGCCAACAAGATCGACGCGCCACAGTTGGCCAACATGACCATCGACGATTGGGTGTCACTCATCATCGACGCGTCCGAACTGGCCGACGACCGCAACGTGTCGCTGACACGCCTCGCGGTCTCCAAGGACGTGCTCAAGGCACTGGTGAAACTCAAGGACACCGGCGACCGGTTCTTCAACCTCAGCGGAGACGGATCGGACACCATCGGAAGTTTCGACCTGACCGGCGTGGCCGGCACGTTCATGCGCGTCCCTGTCGTGCTGCTGCCGAACGCCGATGCCGGACTGGCCAGCTTCATCGACCCCGCCTCAGTGACCGTCTGGGAGTCCGGCGGCCCGGCGCAGCTGACGGACGGGGACGTGACCGGCCTGACAAACTCCTACAGCGTCTACGGATACATGGCCGTGGCCACGACCCATGCCGACGGCCTGATTCCGGTGAAGTTCGCCACGGCATGATGATCGATGACAACACCCTGCTGCAACGACTACGCGACGAGGTAGGAGTCCCGGCCGGAGAGGAAGACCGGCTCACGGTCAAACTCTCGGCGGCGAAACGATACGTCGCGCACGCGGTCGGCACCGCCACCGTGGACGACGATCTGCTGGCCGACTGCATCGTCTCCTGCGCTGCCGACCTGTTCAACATGCGCGACGCCCGCCTCGGCGTCATGGACGTTGGCGACTCGACCGTGGAACCATTCAGAATCTCCACCGACCCGCTCCGCTCAGTCTGGCCGAAACTCCGCGCCGCCGGCGTGCTGACCGGGGGAATGGTGATCGCATGAACATCCAGGAACAACGCACCGCCCTCATGGACACGCTCGCCGACATGCTCGACGGGCTCGTCAGCAGCATCAGCATCGACGCCCAACTGGTACGCCCCGCCGCCGGCAAGGTGGCCGTGTTCATCGAACCTCCGACCGTGGAATGGCCGTCATGGGGCCCGCCAGAACCGGTCTGGACTTTGGACGTCATCGCCGGCACGCCGGCCACGCAGCCATCCGCAGTCGATGACATCCTCACAGCGCTCGACAGACTCGCCGAACGTGGACTGAACATCCAGAAGGCCACGCCAGCAACATGGAACCTCGCAGGAGCCGGCACGCTGGCGGCATACCAGGTCACGTTGAACGCCCTGGAAACCGAATAAGACAAGGAAAGGAAAACAATCATGGCTGGAAAGATCCGCACGCTCGGACCAGGCATCTTCAAAATCACCGACACCGCAAACGGCAGGGACTTCAGCGCCGACCTGACCAAGGCGCAATTGAACCCGTCGAACAGCAGCGACGACCCGACCACCTTCTTGGACGGGTCCGAGGAAACGAACACCACGACCACGTGGACGTTCGAGGGCACCGTCGGCGACGACTTCAGCGAGGACGGTCTGGCCGTCTGGCTCTTCGACCACAAGGGCGAGACGCTGCCGGCCCAGTTCGTCCCGAACACGAACGGCAAGATCCAGTGGACCTTCAACGTCACCATCGCGCCAATCGCCATCGGCGGCGACGTCAAATCGAAGAACACGAACGATCTGAGCTTCGCCGTCACGAACGTCGCCCACACGGCCTACTCGGGTAAGTGATGGCTGACAAGGCATTGATGGTCGTCGGCCAGAAACGCTTCGTGCAGACGATGCGCAAGGCCGGCGCGGACATGGACGACCTGAAGGAAGTGAACCGCGAGGCCGCGCAGATCGCACTGCCCGCCGTCCGCAACCTCGCCCCGCGAGGCAAGACCGGCCGGCTGGCCGGCAGCCTGCGTGTCGGAGCGACGAAACGCGCCGGCGTCATCCGCGCCGGCCGCAAGGCCGTGCCATACGCGGGCCCAATCAATTACGGCTGGCCGAAACGGCACATCCGGCCACGGCTCTTCGTCAACAACGGCGTCGCCTCCACCGAGAGCCAATGGCAAAAGGTCTACAAGGACTTCATAGACAAGACACTGAACCAAGTGAAAGGAAAATGACATGGCAACCACCCGCATCACCTACACGGACGGGACCAGCGAGCTCGTGCCGATCACCATGCGCGCCACCTGCAAGGCCGAGGCGCACGCCATCGAGGCCGGCTGGGGCCCCATCACCCAGTCACCCGTCCGTTCCGGAGCCTACGCGGCCTACGCGGCCCTGCGCATGGCCGGCCACAATCTGCCCGACTTCGAGCATTGGCTGGACACCGTGGCGTCCTTTGACCTCGCGGCCGCGAGGGAGGAGACGGAAGAGGGAAACCCTACGGACTAGCCGCGTGGCCCCAAGACTCGCTCGGCCGTCTCTCGTTCCTCCTGGCAAGCCGTTTCGGCGGCACGCCATGGCAATGGCGCAACGAGGCCGATGAAGCCGATTGGGGCACCGGCATCGCCGCGCTTCTCAAGGAAGCGGAAGAAACACGGAAGGAGTGAACCATGGCGCACAGCGCGATCATGAGCGTGCGCATCACCGGCAACGCCGATGATGCCGTCAAGGCGTTCGAGAAGACCACCACGAAGGCGGCCGCTTTCGGCAGCGCCATCGGCGGATTGGCCGTCAAGGGCGTGACCGCGCTGTGGGACACGGTGAAGGGCTTCGCCGGCGACGTGGTGAACATGTCGGACAGCACCGACAAGTTCATGAACACCATGAGCTTCGCCGGCATCGACACCAAAGCCGTGCAGGCAGCAGCGAAGGAAACACGCAAATACGCCGACGCCACCGTGTACGGCCTCGATGACATCCAGAACACCACCGCGCAGCTCGCGGCAAACGGCATCGGCAACTACATGGAACTGACCGAAGCCGCCGGAAACCTCAACGCCGTCGCCGGAGGCAACGCCGACAGTTTCAAAAGCGTCGCGATGATGCTCACCCAGACCGCCGGCGCGGGAAAATTAACCACCGAGAACTGGAACCAGCTCGCCGACGCCATCCCGGGCGCGTCCGGAAAACTCCAGGAGGCGCTGCTGAAGAACGGCGCGTACACGGGCAACTTCCGCGATGCCATGGCGGACGGCCAGATCACCGCCGACGAGTTCAACCAGGCATTGATGGACCTCGGCATGACCGACGTGGCGAAACAGGCCGCGACATCGACCAGCACCATCGAAGGCGCGATGGGAAACCTCGAAGCAGCCGTCACCGGCGGCCTGACCGACGCCTTCAACCTCTTCAAACCGGCCGTCACAGGCGGCATCAACGCGGCCGCGACGGCAGTCACCAACCTCGCGCAGACCGGCACGCAGGGATTGCAGACGTTCTTCACACAGGTCAAGGACACCGGAGCGTTCACCGCCTTGCAGACGGCCGCGCAGTCGGTCGGCGGCGGAATGCAATCGCTCTGGGACGGAATCATGAACGTCGTGAACGCCATGACCGGAGGACAACCGGCCGGCGTGGCCTTCGGCAACATGCTCAACGCCGTCGCCACGGCAGCGCAGACGGTCGGCGGCTGGCTGAAGACCGCCGGCAACTGGATCAGTCAGAATCTGGATCTTGTGACCCCTCTCGTGGCCGCGGTCGGCGGAGCCGTCGCAGTCGTCACCGCCGTTACCACGGCCATGCAGCTGGCCGCGGCCGCACAGGCGCTGCTCAACGCGGTCATGGCCGCGAACCCGATCATGCTGGTCATCACGCTCATCGCAGCGCTCGTGGCCGGACTCACCTACTTCTTCACCTGCACCAACACCGGCAAGGCCGTCTGGTCGAGCTTCACCGGCTTCCTTGGCTCCTGCGTGCAGGGCATCATCGGCTTCTTCTCCGGTCTCGGCTCCACCATCGTCAACATCTTCAACTCGGCCGCGAACGGCGCCAGGAACGCGTGGAACGGCGTAGTCAGCTGGTTCCGCGGACTGCCCGGCTCCATAGTCGGGTTCTTCGGCAACGCCGGCAGCATCCTGTACAACGCCGGCGCAAGCATCATCAGCGGATTCCTCAACGGCCTCAAATCGATGTGGAGCAACGTGACCGGCTGGATCAGCGGCATCGGCGACTGGATCAAGGCCCACAAAGGCCCGATCAGCTACGACCGTCGCCTGCTCATCCCCGCCGGCCAGGCCATCATGACCGGCTTCGCACAGGGCCTCAACACCGGGTTCGACAGCAACGTCGAAACCGCTATCAGCCGCGCCAACCGCAGACTTGCGGCCATGCCGCTCAACCTCTCCGCCCAGGGCAACACGGCCACGCCAGCCGTGGTCAACACCTGGAACGTGGAGATCAACGGCGAGGTCATCGACAAGGACGGCACCGCCAAGGCCATCAGACGGCTCCTGGCCGACTACGACGCAAGGAGGTCATGATATGCAGCAGTGCTTCATGTTCATCGACACCGGCAACGGCTGGACACCGGTGAACGATTCCACCAAGGATGTAGCGGCCCTGGACTCTTTCACCATCGATTGGGGAAGTGACGGCATCGACGAACAACCCGAGCCGGCCGCCATGTCGTTCACCCTCCGCGACCGCACCGGACGGCTCGCAGGCCAGGCACTCACATTGGCCGGCATGAAAGTGGTCGTCCAATTCTCCAACCAGCCTCGATGGATGAACCTGACGCCAGCGATGGGCAGCTGGCGCGATCTGCGCATCCCCATCGACTCGCTCCACAAGACGTATTCGCCAGACTCGCCAGACTCGCCAGACTCGCCATCCGAAACAATGTTCGCCGGCAGCGTGTCCACCGGCGGCAGCATCGAACCGGCCAGCGACGGCGGGTGGCTGCTCAAACTCTCCGCCACATCGAGGATGGCCATATGGAAACGCCTGCAATCACAAGGACCGACAGACACGGCCGCGAAATGGAACGGCGCGCACTGGATAGGCACACCATCCGCACGCCTCAAGGAGATGAACCGCAGGGCCTCGGCGCAGGGAGCGCCGGAAGCCCAACTGGACGGGCTCGCCCTGCCGTCAAGCGTCGCACCATACACGCCATCCGACCACCCATCACAGCTCGACCTGCTGCACCGGCTCACCGCCGGCCCACGACTCCCGCAATGGCACGAAGTCTACGACGGCGCGGCATCCACCATCAGGCCGCTGTTCCTCGCCGACCCGATCGCCGTGCACCTGTCAACCGATGGCCGACTCAACGTCCTCACCGACGGAGAGACACGACACGCACTCTCGGCCTCCGACATCGAGGCATCGACGGATCTGAGCATCACCGAACCTTTGACACAGGTCGTCATCAACGCGAAACGCGTCAAATCGGACAACGGCAAGCTCTCTTTCGACGACGTGGAGATCACGATGGGAGACCAGAACCGTCTGCCACCCCAATTGACCGCCATGCAGAAGAGCCTCACCATCGATTCCGACATGCTCGCCGTGGACGACTCGGGCGGCGTATGGAACAGCGGGGCCACATCGAACGTCAGCGACACCGACCGCGCCAACATCGCGCAATGGCTCGAATCGCACGACCTGCGCATGGTCCCGGACCACGTGACGTTCAACAGCACGCGCATCGACCCGGCACGACTTCCATGGCTGTACAAGGCAAGCCCATCCGGCCCGTTCATCATCGTCAAGGCCAAGGCGTCAGCCCTGACCGGCTCCGACGGCCGACCGTCCTTCACCGGCCCCATCACGACCATCGGCGGGACGCTCTCATACCGGTGGCGCAACGGCAAACCGACACTCACCCAGGAAGCGACGCTGGCCGCGCTCCGGCCGCTGCTGACGAAACAGATCACATGGGCCGACCTGCCCACCCTCAGCTGGCAGCAGCTCGACCTGCACATCTGCGACCTCTCGATGATCCAGATCATCGACACTTCTTCGCCCACCGCCGAAAAGGAAGGAACACAATGACAGCAACAACACCCATCTACGGGCTCTCATATCCCGAAGGCTCCGACCTTGTGTCAACCGCGCCGGACTCGTTCAAGGCCATGGCCGGCACGTTCGAGCAGGCGCTTTACGCGGTCGACCAGCGGTCCACCCCAGCCGGCGCGACACCTGTGATCGCCACCACGCTCGAATCGCTGAAGGCACAGACAGCCACGGTCGGCCAGACCGGCTTCGTCACCTCGGACGGCGACAACACCGGCCCGTACATTTGGGACGGGACCAGCTGGCATCACGCACACTGGTACACCTCCGATGACAAAGCCCAAACAACGCTTGTTAACAAATCAGGCTGGAAATGCGAATACATGATAAAACATGGATTCGTTTACGTCACGGTTAATCTCTCGGACAGTGGCACCAAAGGATGGAGCGAAAGCCAAATGCCCGGCACGCTCCCCGAGGAAGCACGACCGCCGCGCGAGCTGAATTTCGCGCCGATGTGCTCCAACAACACCTCAATCGGCGTGTTCATTGTCAAACCCACCGGAGTCATCGTCTACAGCCGTCGCGGCGGCGGGCAAATCTCCGACAATCGTTATGCAACCATGATGTGGCCGGCCGCATGACGGATCTCGTCATCGCCATCGTCGGCGCTATCGGCGCGGTAGTCGGCGCACTGGTCTCCACCCTCTCGGCCGCCGCGAAGAACAAGATGGAAGCCTACAGGCTCGCACAGAAGATGCAGGCCGACAACCAACGCCTCTGGCAATACAACCGGCAACTCATCGACCACATCTACCGCCGCGCCCCACCACCACCGCCGGAACCACCTGAAGACCTTTTCAACGACTAGGACGGAGCCAACATGAGCGACATCATCTGGAAAGGAAGCCCGAACCACTACGTGGGCCGCAACGGCTACGGCGTCACACACATCACGCTGCACATCATGGTCGGATACCTCGCCGGCACCGATGCCACGTTCGCCAACCAGTCGAGCCGGGCATCGGCACACTACGGCGTCGGCGCGACCGGAGAGATCCACCAATACGTGTCGGAACTCGACGGCAGCTATTCCGACGCGAACTACGCATCGAACAATTCGACCATCAGCATCGAGCACGAGGGCGGCATGGCCGACGGCGCGGTATGCACCCAGGAGTGCATCGACGCAAGCGCCAGACTGTGCGCCGACATCGCGAGAAGGTACGGATGGAAAAAACTGTGGCACGACGGCCTGAAAGGCAATGTGTGGCTACACAGGGAGATTCCAGGCACCGACCACCTCTCATGCCCGGACCTCGCGCCCAACGGACTGCCATACAGGCAGATCATCGATCAAGCAAACCGAATCCTTGAAGGAGGAACCATGTCCAACGCAGGCGACGAAGTATGGAACTGGGCATACAAGCCCAACGGAAAGAACGCCACACCGGGCGGCAACATGTACAATCTGCTCACCTACGAGCTGCCGCAGCGCATCCGCGACAGCATCATGCAATACAGCTACAAGGGCTCGGCACCGGGCGGCAACGTCTACAACACCATCTGCTTCGAGATCCCCGGAATGCTGAAACAGCTCACCAAGACCATAGAGACGCAGCAGAAGCAGATCAGCGAACTGTCCGAAAAAATCAGCAAGCTGGAAGAGGCGACGAAATGACCGACACCACGGAAAACCGACTGCCGACGACCGACGCGACGGAAGAGGATGCGATGCCCGTTTCCGCGCAGATCACGGCCGCCAACGATGACGACGCCGAAGCAACGACGCCGAGAATCGATGGCGGCACAATATCCAGATTCGTGATCCTGCTGCTCGCGCTCATCAACCAAGCATTGACCATGCTCGGCCATCCTGTGCTCAACATCGATGACACGACCATCACGCAGCTCGTGAGCCTAGCATGGACCGCCGGCAGCGCGATCTGGTGCTACTGGAAGGACAACGACGTGACGAAACGCGCGCGAGTCAAGAAAGCCAGATTGTCAGCCCGCCACGCGGCCTAGATAAGACGGACGGCCGCCGTGGCCTCCCTCAGACGGCCGTCCGGCATGGCCACGTAATGCTCCGTGGTCTCCACCGATTCATGGCCGAGCAGTTCGGCGACCACGAACAGGTCATGAGTCGCGGCGTAGGCCGTCGTGGCGAAACGGTGGCGCAGCGTGTGGGCCGCGTATCCGTCCGGCAGCAGGCGGCTGATGTGGTCACCGATATAGGACTCTTCCACATGTCCGCCGAAGCGGCCGGGGAACAGATACCCTTGCGTCTCCATGACGGTGTTCGCCAGGTCGTCCGGCAACGGCACGATGCGCTGTTTGTCGCCTTTGCCTCGCACGATCAGCGAACGGCCGGCGCTGTCGGCCACGACGTCATCGCTGTGGATGCGGGCGATCTCGCCACGCCGCAGACCGCACTCGGCTGCAAGTCGGATCATGAGCTTTTCCGACGGCGTGGCCTGCTCCATCGCCGTCGTAATGTACCGGTCCGGGCATGGCCGGGGATGCGCGTGGGGCTTCTTCACCCGCGGCACGTCCAGACTCGGGTCGTCGGCCCGCCGGCCGCTTTTGTGCAGCCAACGGAAGAACGACGAAATGGTGTTCCGGTACGCCTTGCGCGTTTCCGGTTTCCATTGCTGCCGTGCAAAGACCTGCACGATCTGCTCCGTGGTCACGTCTTTGGGACCTGATGGCATGAGCAGTGCCGCGAGATGCGCCATCTTGTATCGACGGCTTTTGATTGTCTGTGCTGATAGGCCGGCCGCCTTGAGGGTGTCAGTCCACCCTTCGATGCTTCTGCGCCATGGGACCGGTGCGCTGATCTTGTTTCTCATGATCCATCATGCACCCCATCATGCACCCCTGGCTTTAAGCGGTTAAAATGAGCTCGGATAAGCTCAGAAGCCCCATGGATTTGAACCTTGGACCTCTGGTATCCCCAGAGGTCCAAGGTTCAAATCCATGCCCCGCTACGAACGTGGTTATATGGCCGCTGATTTCGGTACCGAAATCAGCGGCCTTTCCGTTTACCGTGGCGATATGGATGAAAGGCGATCAGGCAGCTACGGTGCCCAGGGAAGTCGGCGATCATAAACGTCTCGTCAT